GTGGAAGAAATTTGCGATCCCGTCCTGGCTGCATTCAAAGCTAACCCGGCTGTTGCGCCGGTCGCCGCTGACCTGCTGGAAGCGTTACGGGGCTTAACCCTGAACGAAGATATGCCGGATGAGGTGCGCTCAAAGCTGCTTAAGGCGCTGGGGTATACGCTGCGCCTGACTGACAACGTTGAATCGCTTACCGCTGCGGTTGAATACCTGCGCCAGGCGGCAGTGTTGAACCCGAAAAAAGCAGGCGTAACCCGTGATATTGAGCTTCTGCAACGTGCGCTTAAGAAGTCCGGGCAACCTGCTGACGGTGAGGGCGCAGACGGCAAGCCAGAAGCAAACAACACCGAAACCCAGACGGCAACGCCGCCAGCCCAGCCAAAAGCGAAGCGGGAAACCAAAAAGCCCGCCGCTAAAAGCAAGCCGGCAGCGAAGAAAAGAACCACGACAGCCCGCCAGAAGGCGGCGTCATAACCGAACGTGCCCCCGCGCACCCAGGCGGCACGGCAGGCGAAAACAGGCAACGCCGCGTCTTCGTCCTGCCGTCCACCGCCTGACTTATACGGAGTAGAGATCATGAGTCTGGTAGCCACTGAGCCAGTACGGCCACCATCCGATCCAGTGCCTGATGATGGCGGCGCGAAGGTTGAAAGCCTGCCATTCTGGCCGGTCATTTCGCTGGCTGAACTACGCCGCGCGATGCGTCTTGATGGGCAGGTGACAACCGATCGCCTGATGTCGCGAACGGTGGAAGCGGTGGCCCATGTTAATGATCAGCTTTTCCTGTGGCGCCAGGTGCAGATTGATGCGGGCTATGAGTCATTGGCAGAAATTCCGGCCAGTCCGGTGAATGGCACTTCCGTGAAGGTATGGCGCTATAAAAACGCCGTGTATTCACTCACTAAGGCGCTGTTGATTGAAGGCTACCGCGATATTGACACCACCAGTAAAGGCGAAGACCACGCGGCGGCATTGAGCACGCAGATCGATACGCTGTGGCGGGATGTGCGCTGGTCAATCCGTGATATCCAGGACGAAAGCCGGGGCCTGGCGGAGTTGGTGTAATGAACGTTCAGGCGCAGCAAAACGACACGATCGACCTGCTTTGCTGGCGCTATTACGGCAGAACAGCAGGCGTTACCGAGGCGGTGATCGATGCCAATAAGGGCATTTCCGCCGCCACTGAGTTGCAGGCCGGGCAGATTGTCTACCTGCCAGAGATCCAGCCGCCAGCCCAGCGGGAAACCGTGCAGCTATGGGATTAAGGGGGAGGGTATGCACGACACACCACCGGGATTACTCGAACAAACAATGAAATGGATCGCTACTTATCTGCCGACACTGTTTGCGGCTGGTGCGGCGCTGAGTATTTCGGCGCTAATGAGCCTTTACGATGGGCAGTCTTTGCTTAAAACCGCCACCGGATCGCTGGTATGTGGGATTGTCACGCTTGCTGTGGCCGGTTCGCTGGAATATCTGGGGCTTCCGTCCAACGCAGTAACGTTCGTGGGCGCCTCAATCGGATTTATGGGAGCGGATAAAGTCCGCAACAAAGTTACTGGGTTTATCGAAAACCGTATCGGCGGAATGAAGGGCGGGGAATAAATCCCATCACCTGAAATGATTTGCTGGTTGGCGGTTTTATTCACTGTCAAAGAGGAATGCAGCCATGAAAGAACCATCATGGATTGTTGAAGGTCGTAAATATATTGGTGAAAAGGAAATTAAAGGGCCAGAGCATAACCCGCTAATTTTACAGTTCTGGAAGGATATAAAACGAGGCGGTATTAAGGACGACGAAACGCCGTGGTGTGCGGCTTACGTTGGGGGAGTGCTGGAACGTTCAGGTATCACATCAAGCCGCTTTGAATCAGCCGCATCTTATCTTAATTGGGGGGTGAAGCTGGATAAACCTGCATATGGTTGTGTGGTGGTATTCAGCCGTGACGGCGGCGGTCATGTTGGCTTTGTTGTTGGTCAGCAGGCAAATGGCGATTTGATGGTACTGGGTGGAAATCAGAGTGATGCGGTGAATATCCGTGCGTTTTCTACATCGCGGGTATCTGGATATCGCTGGCCGAAAGATATTCCTGTCGATGTTCAACCATTGCCGCAGCTATCCGGTACGCGCTCCGTTTCTGAGTCGTGATCATGTCTAACCGTGCTGGCCGTGCGTATCGAGCGCGGTCATTTTTGACAGTGCTCCAGCACGTACGGTAATGACAGTGCGAGCTGGCGAGAGGTTTAGATATGGGGTTGTCACGCTGGAAAGTGATCGTTTGTCTTGTGCTGGCCGCTGCTGCTGTATGGGGTTTTAGCCACTGGCGTTACAGCGCCGGTTACGGTGATGCAGATCAGCACTGGCGTGAAAAGTGGGCGCAACGTGATGCACGCGACGCCACCGCGCTGGCGCAAAGGCAGGCTGAGGCCAGGACAGAAGAACAACGCCGACAAGGTGAAATTGATGCGATCAGAAAACAAACCAGTCAGCAGCTTGCTGGCGTGCAGGCTGCTGCCGATCGTGCCAGTGCTGTTTCTCGTGGGCTGCACGCCAAAGCCGACGAACTCGCCAGAAGACTGGCAGACCGTGAACGTGCCTGCGGTGCCGGAACTCCCGGCAGAAGCGAGGCAAAAGCCAGCGGTGCCGCATTGCTTGCCGACCTGTTTAAGCGGGCTGACGAGCGAGCGGGGGAACTGGCAAGAGAAGCTGATGAAGCAAGAGCCAGAGGATTAGCCTGTGAGGCTGCATATGATGCGGTTAAGTCCGGGGGGAATAAGTAATGCTTAAACCCGATTTACTGCGCCAGATGATAAGCCAGCATGTGCCCTGGCTGCGCGAAAATCCCGATAATCTGGCGGTTTATCTGCGAAAAGGTCGTATGGTCAGCACCGGCCAGCGTGCTGCTGCGTTTGAGTATCGCTATACGCTGGAAGTGCTGGTGATGGATTACCCTGAATCTCTGGATACTATCAGCGTGCCGGTGCTGGCATGGGCGCGCTTATATCAGCCTGATCTGTTGTTTAACCCGGACAGGCAGCAGAACGGCATAACATTCGAAGCCGATATTCTGAGTAACAGCACGATGGACGTACTGATCCAGATTCAGGCTGATGAAGCGGTGATCGTCACCCGTGAAGATGGCGAGATCGTCACCCGTCACCGTGCTGACCCTGCACCGGGGCCGGAAATTGGCGCGTGGTCACTGGTATTTGTTGATGAGGTCAGCGGCGAAACATGGCAGGACAACAAACCGATCCCCTCTTCCAGCAGTTAGACGACTGGTTAGCCAGCGTTGCCGCGCAGCTTTCGCCCGGACACCGTCGCAAGCTGACGCGCGACGTTGCGATCGGGCTGCGTAAGCGCCAGCAAAAGCGTATCGCCAGCCAGAAGAACCCCAGCGGTGAAAGCTATCAGGCCCGCCGCCGCAAAATTCTGCGCACCCAGGGCGGGATAAAATTCGTATGGAATGATGAGGCCAGGGAGTTACGCAACTGGCGAACCACGGGCAGGGGTGAGCACCGCGCAATCACCGGCTATGACGTTGATCGCGGTGCCCTGCGCACGTTCTATAAGCGCGATATCCAGCGCTATATTGAAATCAATCTCAACCAGTCAAAGCAAAACCGCACCAGAAAGGATCCGATGTTCCGCAAGCTGCGCACCGCACGCTTTCTTAAGGCTTACGGTACGGGCGGCATGGCAGTGGTTGGCTTTCAGGGGCATACCGCCGAAATTGCCAGCGTTCACCAGTACGGTGAAGTCGATAACGTGGTGCCGGGTGCCCGTGCACGCTACCCGGTGCGTGAACTCCTGGGCATGACCGAGGGGGATTTAGACTGGCTGGTCGATACTGTTGTCGCCTTCATGCAAGAGATTTGATTGTCACCAACCCGCCACAAGGGCGCCGCGTTGTTTGCGCGCGCGCGACTCCTGATACTGACTGCATAACCCAAAAGCCGAAACGGTCGTAAAGCCTGCTACCGGGTGGAAACGACGCCGGACAGCGTAACCGGCACCACGGGAAACAGTCAGCACTATGAATTTAAACGAACTCTATCGCCTTATCTGCAATCTCGCCCGCATTGGCACCGTGCTGGAAGTGGATACGGAAAAGTATCTTGCACGCGTCGAAACCGGCGAGAACAAAACCGACTGGATCCGCTGGGCAGTGCCGCGCGCCGGTGAAGCCGTGACGTGGTGGGCGCCGACAGTGGGCGAACAGGTTTATATTTTGTGCCCCTGCGGTGAGCTGGAGACGGCATTCATTGCCGGAAGCCTTTACAGCGAAGACGCACCGCCGCCAGATGCTGGCGCTACCACCTGCGTGATCCTGCACCCGGATGGCGCCCGTATTTCATATGACCCGGAGGCCAGCGCGCTGGTTGTCAGCGGGGTAAAAACGGCAAGCGTCACCGCGTCGGAATCCATTACCGCCACCGTGCCGGTGGTAACGGTCAAGGCAGATACGCGCGTTACCCTGGACACGCCGGAAGTGGTCTGCACCAACAAGCTGATCACCGCCACGCTGGAAGTGCAAAAGGGCGGGGAAATGAAGGGCAATATTACCCATTCAGGCGGATCGCTTTCGTCTAATGGTGTCGTTGTCCATTCTCACAAACATAGCGGCGTCCAGTCCGGTGGTAGTAATACAGGTGGCCCGGTATGAGTACAGTCCGTTACAGCGGCATGAATGCCAGTTCAGGCCATGCCATCACCGACAACGAGCATATAGCGCAGTCTATCGGCGATATTCTGTTAACGCCGATCGGTTCCCGTGTAATGCGCCGCGCTTACGGTTCGCAGCTTTTCAACCTGATAGATCAGCCGGTCGATAACGCCATAACGAAGCTGCGCGTTATGTCTGCCATCTACAGCGCCCTGTATTTATGGGAACCGCGGATCTCTCTGACCAGTATCACCCTGAGCGCGCCGGGTGCCGGTCGGCTGGTTGCCACTATCCAGGCCAATCGCACCGACAATCAGACGCCATTTAACGCTGATATTACATTGAGGGGCCAGGCATGAGCGGCACGATCGATTTATCGCAGCTACCGCCGCCCGTGGTGGTTGAACCGCTGGACTTTGAAACGCTTTTCGCGCAGCGCAAGGCGGCATTTATTGCGATGTACCCGGAAGACGAGCAGGAAGAGATCGCCCGCACGCTTGAGCTTGAATCGGAGCCGATCACCATGCTGCTGGAAGAGAATTGCTATCGCGAATTGCTGTTGCGCCAGCGGGTGAATGAAGCAGCCCGCGCGGTGATGCTGGCTTATTCCACGGATAGCGATCTGGATAATCTGGCGGTCAATTTCAACGTTGAACGTCTGACCATTCAGGAAGAAGACGACAGCGTTACACCGCCAATTGAAGCCGTGATGGAGTCAGACCCAGATTTACGCACGCGTACCCAGCAGGCTTTTGAAGGTCTGAGCGTGGCCGGGCCAACTGCGGCGTATGAATTTTGGGGGCGTTCAGCAGACGGGCGCGTAGCTGATATTTCGGCGGTGAGTCCTACGCCTGCCTGCGTCACCATTTCGGTGCTGTCGCGCGAAGGTGACGGAACGGCCAGCGATGATCTGCTTTCCGTGGTCGCTGCTGCCCTGAACGATGAAGAAGTGCGCCCGGTGGCCGACAGGGTAACGGTGCAGTCTGCGGAGATCGTGCCGTATCAGATTGATGCAACGCTTTACATCTATCCGGGGCCGGAAGCTGAACCCGTCCGGCAGGCATCGGAACAGCAGTTACAGGCGTATATTGCCGCGCAGAATCGCTTAGGGCGCGATATCCGTCTTTCAGCTATCTACGCCGCCCTGCACGTCGAAGGCGTCCAGCGCGTGGAACTGGCGCAGCCTGTTGCGGATATTGTGCTGAGTGACTACCAGGCATCGCACTGCACCGAATACACCATAACGGTGGGTGGTTACGATGAGTAATGACCTGTTACCACCCAGCGCCAGCCGAATGGAGCGCGTCGCCGCGCGCGTCTGTGCGTCGTTGGGTGAAGTGCCCGTGCCGCTGCGCCAGTTGTGGAACCCGTGGACGTGTCGGGCTGATCTGTTGCCCTATCTGGCGTGGGCCTTCTCCGTTGATCGCTGGGATGAGGCCTGGCCGATAAACACAAAACGAAAGGCGGTGGCCGATGCGTTTTACCTGCATAAGTACAAGGGTACAACGGGCGCCATGCGCCGGGTTGTGGAGCCGTTCGGCTTCTTCATCCGGGTTAACGAGTGGTGGAACATCGACACCGCACCGGGCACCTTCACGCTGGATATTGGCGTGGAAGACCAGGGCATTAGTGAAGAAACCTATCAGGAACTTGAACGCCTGATCGCCGATGTGAAGCCGTGCAGCCGTCATATGCTGGGAATGTCTCTTCACCTGCAAACAACCGGCGATCTGTATATCGGCGCGGGCAGTTATTCCGGCGATACGCTAACCGTGTACCCGTATTTTCCTGAAACCATAGCCGTGGGCGGTGATGATTACACCGGGGCGGCAATCCATTTAATTGACACCGTGGAGATCGCAAGTGGCGACTAAATATTATGCCGTGCTAACCAATGTGGGCGCGGCGAAACTGGCAAATGCCACGGCATTGGGTGCGCAGGTTGAAATCACCCAGATGGCTGTAGGCGATGGTAACGGCGTGTTGCCGACGCCGAACCCGGCACAAACGGCGCTGGTTCATGAGCTGCGCCGCAAGCCGCTTAATAGTCTGAGCATTGACCCGAATAACGCCAACCAGATTATTGCCGAGCAGGTGATACCTGAAGACGAGGGCGGGTGGTGGATCCGTGAAATCGGTTTATTCGATAAAGACGGCGATATGATTGCCGTAGCCAACTGTGCGGAAACGTATAAGCCGCAGTTACAGGAGGGAAGCGGGCGCGTACAGGTTGTACGCATGATCCTGATTGTCAGCAGCACCGCTGCCGTAACGCTGAAAATTGACCCTTCGGTAGTTCTGGCAACCCGACAGTATGTTGATGATCAGATCATCCAGGTGAAAAGCTATGTTGATCAGAAAATGGCAGCGCATGTAGCTGCGGCTGATCCGCATAAACAATACGCACCAAAAGAAAGTCCCGCTCTTACTGGCAGGCCGACTGCGCCAACGGCGGAAGGCAAAGATAGTTCTACTCAAATTGCAAATACAGCTTTCGTTCAGGCTGCTATTGCTGCTTTGGTTGGCTCTTCGCCTGAAGCGCTGGATACGCTGAATGAACTTGCTGCGGCTTTGGGTAATGATCCTAACTTTGCTACCACCGTAACAAATTCACTCGCTGGAAAGATGGATAAATCGGCAAATGGTTCAGACATAGAAAACGTTTCTGTTTTTCTACAAAACCTTGGTTTGGGAGAAGGCTCTGCATTACCGGTTGGGGTGCCTGTTCCGTGGCCTTCAGCCACTCCGCCAACAGGCTGGTTGAAATGCAATGGTGCGGCTTTTTCTGCTGAAGAATACCCGGAACTGGCAAAGGCTTACCCGACCAATAAATTGCCTGATTTACGTGGTGAGTTTATTCGTGGCTGGGATGATGAACGTGGTGTGGATAGTGGGCGAACTCTGCTTTCAGCGCAAGGAGATGCTATTCGAAACATTACTGGCGGTTTTGGTCAGTTGCGCGTAAACAGCGAAATTAATGCAATTGTCGATGTTCAAAGTGTGAGTGGGGCTTTTTACGGAGGTACCTCAGTCCGGAATAACATCAATGTATCTATGACATACGCTAATGACCGAATAATCCGACAAGATGTTCACTTCTCGGCGGCAAATGTTGTTCCAACAGCAAATGAAAATCGTCCACGTAACATCGCCTTTAATTATATTGTGAGGGCCGCATGATGAATAAAGCTGTATTAAATAGTGAACTCATTGCCATAAAAACGGGAGACATTATCATTTATAATTATGATGGTGAAACGCGGGAATATATTTCTACATCAACTGAATATCTCGCTGTCGGCGTCGGTATCCCGGCATGTTCCTGTTTGGATGCACCAGGTACACATAAAGCTGGTTATGCAATCTGTCGCTCTGTAGATTTAAATTCATGGGAATATGTGCCAGATCATCGCGGTGAAATCGTCTATAGCACCGAAACAGGAGAATCGAAAGAAATCACAGCTCCGGGTGATTATCCTGAAAATACAACCACTATCGCCCCGTTAACGCCATACGATGAATGGAATGGTGAGAAATGGGTGACAGATACCGAGGCACAGCACGGCGCAGCAGTAGATGCAGCAGAAGCACAGCGCCAGTCGCTGATTGATACTGCAATGGCCTCCATCAGTCTGATTCAACTGAAATTACAGGCCGGACGGAAGCTGACGCAGGCAGAAACAACCCGCCTTAACGCTGTGCTGGATTACATTGACGCGGTGACGGCAACAGATACCAGCACAGCGCCGGATGTCATCTGGCCTGAACTGCCGGAGGCGTAGGCCATTCAATATCTGGCGCACCGGAAGTATCGATCAGCTCCAGTGCGTCCAGATAATCCAGCCACAAATTATATTGCGCCAGTTCATCACCTTTCAGACGACCAATAGCGGCTTTACCGGGCCATTGCTTACTGTTCATGTATTCGTTGGCCTGATTAAGCAATAATTGCCTTTCTGATTCTGCCTGCTGAATAAGTTCTTCATGTGATGGTGGAGGTATTAGTGCCCATGTGGGTAATCCATTTTTTCCTGCAACACGAATTTTGTCATCTGGAGGCGTATTGATTGCAAATTCATTATAAACATCATCACTGACA